CATCGGTATCTCGTGCGGTCTTGTACCGTTCGTAAACACCCACTTTCCTCCGATTTGAAACGCCTGAAACTTGTCAGAGCCGGGATGATTGATTGTTCCGCCGTCGTTGTGAATATCGACGTAAGGTAAGAAGCGTGTAATTTCTCCAGCCTCAGCATAGTCATTGCCGAAGTTTTTTCCCATTGCCTGAGCGATTGAACCGCCGGGGCCGCCCAAGAAAGACGGGATTCCAGCAACTCCGCCCGATTCAGCAAAACTTCCTTTCTTTGGTTCCCATGAGTTTGGTCTTCCACCTTGTTCAAAATTCTTCAAAATTGATTCGAGCATGTATTGAGATGCCCGCTCAAAAGCCCCAGTGAGCCAGTCATTGTCAAGAACCGGAAAACTTCCCGTCACTTCTGCCGTCATCATGCCTGCACCTTTGCATAGTAATCAGTCGAATAAACAACAATAGACGGATGATTGATGATAAGCGTTCCGTTGTTTCCCTCAACTTCGATAAACGGTTGGACCTGATTGAATCCAGCATCCGTTATCTGGATAAGCGGGGATTGACCGTTCCCCAGAATAGGTATATTTGCGGCAAACGAGTTCTGCGACCAGCACACACGCCCATGTATCGCGTCAAAAATTCCCTTCAGAAGATCGAACGCTGAGTCCCGCGCCTCAACCTTCGTCCGTTCGGATTTTGCCGACACGTAGAAGCGATAATAAATCTTATGGAACGGATCTTGATAAATCCCATCTGTCTCACCGTAATCAACCACCCATTGCCTAAATTCAATGTAAATCGCCGGAAGCCTTCGTATGAATCCTTGTTGAAGTTCTGGTTGGTTGAAAAGCTGTGCCGTGATCGCTCCAACCTGAACCTGAACGTCAACGCCCTCAATGGTCGAAATAGCGTTAGAGGCTTTTATCGTGGCAATGAGTTGATTGTTTATTTCAACAATGTCATATCGCATTAGAATTGCTCAAATTGTTCATGTCTGCGTCCAAATGGTCTATTGTGCGTTGACATCTGAGATGCAGGTGAGATGATGGGATCTAAATTAGGAAGCGTCATATCAAGACTTGCAATCTCCAGCAAGGCTGAACATGCTTCGTCGTATTGATCCTTCCATACCTTTGGCATTGCAAGTTCTGAAAACCGTCCACTCATTAGATAGTAAATTGCAAAAGTCGTGTTCATGTCACGAATTATCTGTGGAACAGAAATAAGCGGTGTAGAATAGATGTCCTGAATCTGTGCGTCAATGTACGTCGCACCCCTCAAGATTGCCGCTGCTACTTTTACCGCGTCTGGAGTTGTAGCGTTTACATTATCGCTTGTCAGTCGTGCAAGCTGAAGCTGACCTATCCGAGCGACAATGTCCGCCGTCGTGCAATAGTAGGCGGTTGCTTCCGGCTCCGCTATCGCATTGACAGCGTTTTGACCGAATGGATTGTTCAGTGTTGGTTGACCGTATGCCATAAGATTCCTTTATGATGGATTATATTCTGCGTAAGCGTAAAACTGTGTAACGCTATAAGTCGCAGGTGTAATAGCAACTTCGATATAATCCCCGGCGACAATAGAAACGTTGTGAGATTGATTCAAGTCTGTTTGCTCTGGATTATAGCTTGCGTTTGCAGTTGCAAAACCAGCAACGGCAAGGCTTGTAGCATTTCCATTTTTGTAAATAGTTATACTGCACGTTCCGTTTCCACCGGTTGACATTGCGTTACAGTGTAGGTTCTTTAACGTTCCGGGTGGTAGATAGAGCCTATACGTTCCCTTAACATTTGGTATCGTTCCGATACATCCAAACGTTGTATAAACCGTAGTTCCACTGCCAAGATTCTGACCGGTCGCGTTTACCGAATAAAGATTTTTTGCGGACGAGGCGATTGCAGTCCCAATATCCGTAATCATCTTAGCCGTTAAAGCATTTCCAATCGAATATGTATGACCGTCGATATTAAAATCCAATGCAGTCGTGTTTTCTTGCGCCCTTGTCACGGTTAAAATATCCGAGGCGTTAGCCGTTACTCTTACGATTTCACAGAATCCGTCAAGATAGGCAGCCGTAGAATCACCACCATAAACACTTGAGTCCCATATGGGAGCGTTGAAGGCTCCTGCGGCAGTCAATGGTAGGTTTGCACCCTGACCAGTAACGAGGTTAATCGTTATGTCTGTTTTCAATACCTTACCGTTAATCTGAGCAACTCCAAAATTCACAACTGGATCGAGTGCCATTTGTTACTCCTTAAAATAATTTTCGAGATGCCAGGTTTTCATTGTTCCTTTAATTACATCAATCTTTGACAGGTTCGGTTCATCGTGCATCGGTATGTATCTGTGTTGTAGGAATCCCATATTGGTGTTCATCGCCTGCCACATTTTGACAAACGTGGTAAACTTTATTCCATATCTTGCGAGGTTTCTGGTCAACGTGTAATCGTCAATCAAATGTTCTCGCGTGATTCCATTACTCAGTTCGTGCGGAGTCGGTCTGATATTGTCAAGTGCCTGCTCAAGCGTGATGTCTAATGGTTTCCACAAATCAACGCACCAATCCGATGCAACCGTGAACCAATTTCCAAAAGCAAAGTATCTTCCGTCTCTCCAGAAATACTTGTCCATCTTAAATCGAACCGAAGCGACATCGTAATTGTGAATCGCAACCACGCTTTTATCAAGATGCGCTGTGAAGTCCGGGCATTCAGGATGAATCAGCGTGTCCAGGTCGATATAGATATTCCAGTCGGCTCCTATCTGTTGAGCCAACTCATAAATTTGCATCTTCTCGTATGTTACAGGCCAGTCAGGAAATTTTCTCTCCGTGATTGTGAAAATATCCGCGCCTATTTTCTCGGCCCACACCTTAATAAATGGCAACGTGAGCGCAGTGATTTCCGGTTGATAATGGTTAATATCTAAAAGAAAGATTTGTTTTTTCATAGTAGAAAATGCGGGCAACTCTCGCCACCCGCACCTTGTAAGTTAGTAACTCGGTCGAATGATAAAAGTAATGTCATCCGCCTTGAAGCGTTTCGCTACAACGAAACTCGAATCAATCGGAATGCCAAGTTCAATAAATCCGGTTGAAGTTGTTACGTTTGCGATTTTTACCAGTGTATCACCCGCAGTACCAGCAGAACTTACCTGCCAAATAATAATCGAATCGGCTGCAATGCCTGTTCCGATAATCATCCCTTGCAAGAACTTAACCTTCCCACCGGTCAGTGGTGATGTGTTCGGCTGAACGCCAGAAACGGGATTCAGCGTGTCCAACATTGTAAGGCCGTTTCCAGCGCCGCCAATGTATGTGTGATGGCTTCTTTTTGAAAGCACCTTTTCCGTCGCCACGTTATTTAGAAATGGATTCGACGAAGAACTGAGCGTCGGAGGCGTTGGCGTGTTCTGTGCATTGCCCACGAACGGCAACACAAGTACCAACAGGAGCGCGAAACAAAGAATGTTTTTCATGTTCGTTCTCCCTATGCTAAGTTGTAGTAAGCCGCGCCCGCCGTCGAAAGCGTGACGATCGGATCGAAGAAGTGTTCGTAATCCCAAACTTGGGATTTCGTTGCGTAATCATACCAGCTCTCAACAACGGGGCTGTTGACACGCTCAAATGTATAACCGAATGCCGGTTCGATTCCAGAACCAGTTCCACGAACCAACGCGCCTGCATAGTTCTTTGTCTTGTCGCCGACGTTATCCCACACGTAACCATTCGTCATGGCCGCTTTTCCAACACCACCCTCGCCAACGCCAGTGCCATACACCGTATAACCGACATGAACCTCTTCAACTTGAAGAAGTTCTGCCGCTGCGCGCGTAGTCATCTGTGCCGGTGAGATAGGATTTCCGCCGTATTTAATTCGGTTCAAGACGGCGATATTGTTGATGAAAAGTTCCCACGAGCCGGGAGTGAACCATGCAACGTTGGGCCTGCGACCGATAGACGCCTGAACAGTTAATATCAGGTTTCTCATGTCTTTCACAGGATCGCCAGTTGTACCCCAAAGCTGACCCGCGCCGTTAGCAAACAAGCTCGCTGAAGCGTAGTTCGTCGAAGTGGTCAACAATTTTGCCTGGAGATATTCGCGATACAGCGCGATCTTGTCCGAGACCATGTTCAACTTTCCAGTCAAAAGCATGTCCGGTGAACCGCCCCATTCGTTTCGTTCTCGGTTTTCAATCGCTGCCGCAAGAGCGTATTCCGAGAGACTCATCTGAACGCTTCCGGTCTGGACATTCAGCCGTTGAACTTTCTCGCCATAGGCGCGTTTGATGTTTCCAGGAATAACGAATGCTTCCTGACCAAAGGCCGGGAATTTTCCGCTTTCTTTCTCCATCTTCGCTGTTACGAGAAGATTATTTCCGATCAGATTTCCATTCGTATAGCCTTGAACCAACTGCGTAGCAATCGGGTCAGCGATGCGAAGGATGGCCAACGGGCCGTCGGCTGCGAACTCTTTCGGTTTCGGTGAAAGAATCCCGCCATTTACTCCACGATCCCACGCAAGATATTTTGTGGGCTTGAATGTTTCTTCCCGAAACTCCATAATTCCTGTTTCGGGATTTCGATAATACAGATTTCTCAACATGATCGTTCTCCTTTAAACAGGTTTATTAGGAAGAGGATACCACTCGACAAGTACGGTGTCGTTAGCCGACCCTGCCGTAATTGCGCGTCCAACCGGATAACCAGCACTGTAATTTTGAACTCCAGCGCCAGTCACACCGGTTGTTTGCTGAGTCGTGAACGTTGCCTGCAACGCTTCAACCCAGTTTCCCGCCGTGACCGTCCCTGTTGCGATAACTTCCAAAATCGAACCCACGCCAAATTTAATTTCAGCGAGATAGGTACTTGGAGTATCCCTCTCAACAACACCGATGGCAGTATTCGCAGCATTAGCCGGAACAGCACCCGCAATCGTGACGAGAGTTTTATCAACAAGGTTGGCTCCTGCGGTGACCTGCATTTTTTGGGAGACATATTTGTCTCCGCCAACATAATTAGCCATTTAAGGCCTCCTTGATGAAAAGGTGAAAAATTAGCTGGACTCCTTTTTGAAAACATTCCTCAGAACGATTTCATCCTGTGGTGTTTTCAAAACGCTCATCCAACATGAATTGTGAGCTAAAACTTTGCCTTACCTACCGAATGGAGATACATTGCCCTTGACGTTCCGTCGCTCAATGTGTGACAGTCCGCGAACTCTTTCGCCTTCGATTCCATTTTACCCTTGGCGTATGTCTCGGCGTTCTTTTCCAGTTCGCTTCTGCCGTCCGGTGCTTTCTCTTTTTCTGATGTCGGCACTGTCTCGTTGAAGTTCACCAGTTGAACGTCATACTTCTCTTGGAACGATTTCAAGAGTTCTTCCGATGATTTGCCAATCTCAAACATCTTCGGCTCATCCTTTTCGCGCATCGCAGGGGTCATTTTTCCGTCTTTGACCTTCGCATCGCAAAACTCTTTAATTGTTGCCTTGAGCGCATCGTCTTTTGCGCTTTGAGCGGCAACCGCGGCGGCCTGATCAGCGGCAACCCTGGATTCATTTGCCAATCGCTCTTTCTCTGTGAACTCTGTCACCTTCAGTTCGAGTCCAGCGATTTTGTCTTTGTATTCCTGTTCTTTTTGTTTATCCACATCATCCTCCTTGTGTTTAGAAAATAGTTTTGAGCCTTTCGCGGCAAACTCTACCACGAGGCCCTTGATTTTTTCGGCCATCTCTGCCAACATGCTTTTGTCGTTTTCCTCCAACTCATTAATCCCATCCTGAAGCTCGAAGTGATCTGTGAGTGCCGTGCATGTTTCATTGTAGCATTCAAAGATGTGCTGGAAACAATTCGACCTTTTCTCTGCCAACTCATCCGGGTCGTCGTCTTCGTCTTCGTTCGGGTCCTGAATAAGTTCCTCCTTGAGGCACTTCATACACTCGTCAAACTCTTCCTGAATTTCCTGAAGCGTGTCTTCAATTGCCTTGTCCTCAATCTCTTCCCAGTCGATTCCTTCAACGTCCATTTCGGCGAACGATACCCCATTACCAGACATCTCAGCAAAGGCAATTCCCTCAAGCCCCTTCACTGCAGGAGGTGTTCCACCAAGAAATGCCAAGTGATGAAGATGCCACTTTCCCGGTGTTGGGTTTGTTGGGTCAGTCGGTTCATAGAACGCCGCTGACACCTTTTTATACAACCCCTGCTGAATAAATCCTTTCAACTCTTCAGAGAACTGGGATGCTACAAATTTCAGATGATTCCCCACCTTCTTGATTTCGCTTATCCATCCGAAGGCCGGAATAGTTGACTTGCCCTGATATGACGGATCGGAAACATGACCGATAAGAATCGGGGCTTCATGTTTTGTCGGGTCGTAGGTCGAGACGATTTCGTTTAACTCTTTTTCCCCAAATTCACCTTGGGGGTATTTTCCGGCCTTGAAAGCGTCAATCGTGATGTCTTCCGACATTTCCTTCTTACCAATGCCAAATTTCTTTTCAGCCGCAGCAATCTTCGATGCTATGGCCTTTTGCTGAGACGAAGAATACTTTGACCTATTCTTCTCCATGCCAAAGTAAGAAGCGGCAGCCCGGACATGTTTCTCCGTGTCAAGCGGATAGCGTTTCTTCTTGTCGGACTGGAAGCCAGGGTCTGCGTAGTTTACATTGCCATACGGTTTTTTAGTGCTCATGGTGTTTCTCCAAAAATTAGTTTAGCCATTGTGCCAAGAGTGCCATTAAAACTTCTTCCTCTTGCTGTTGTTTGCGATATTTAATGTCAAGAACGTACCCGCTGAAATGTCCGCCCTCATCGTCTGCAAAAAGGTTTGTTGACTGTTCGAGCAGAATGTCTCCGCTTCCATCTTCAAGAGTGATGTGTCCGCCATTTTCAAGGGCAATTTTATCCATTACGTTTTATACACAGCGAAATAATACAGCGTTGCGTTTGATTGATAAATCTGAACAGAAAAACCAGAAGCCGTTTTGGCGCTTATGGTTGCAAAAGACAACGATCCGTTTGGATTTGTAATAAAAGCAAAAAGCATATAATTGGTGTCTGCAAATGGAGCCGGAGATCCGCCGAAACTGAATGTAACCGTCTTTGTTCCACTCGTGGCATAAACTATATTATCGCTCCTGTAATTTGTCAGCTTAAGGACCGGCACTTGCACGTTATTGGACGATTGAACCAGTGGAACAAGTTCAACTCCTGTAATTGCGCCAGCCGATGGCATTGCCGATATTTTCTCGTCAGCCATTACTCGCCCTTAATTGATTTGATATATCCTTGCCCATCTCGCTCAACGATTAGCTTTTTATTTGCCGCTCCCTTGTCAACGTGTACATGAACGTCGGGAGGCTTCAGTTCTGGGACGTTAACATTTATATCCCCGGATTTAAATTCAACCGTTGCAGGTTCAACACTAACATTTGGGGCCTGAACGTTTACCGTGGGAGCCGCCACTCGAACGCGAGGCGCAGACACATTGATAATCCTATCCTTGTCAAGGATCCGTGCCAGCATTTTAAGGATTGACGTTTTTTCCTGACGTTCTTCTTTTGCACTCTTATCGGCCATCTCAATAAGCGAGTCTTTGATTCGATTCATTTCTTCTTTTGATCGCTCAAGTCCAAGAGAAATGCCATCCGTCGAATGCTTAATCTGGAGAATCGCATCTTTCTTATCTCTTTCAGTCTTTGCTTCTAAAAGTTCTAAGCGGTTATCCGTCTCTTCAACGAACTCCTTTAAAACTTTTACAATCTCTTTTCCCTCGCTAAATTGTTTCGGCTCTTTGGATATGTCAGGATTGACATCATCCGTTGGTTGGGTTGCTTTGTCGATGATCGTGTAATTGAAGACATCGCTCAATTCCTGTGCATCAATCTCATACCCGGCTTGTGCAAGATTGTAAACCACTGTCGATTCCTTAACCATATCCTCCGCGTCTTCGCTGCCAAGCCTAAATTCAGGATAGCCATCCACGTCTTGAAAGTTGTAATCAACCATCCACCTGATCAACGTCCTGTTTATCGTCGATGACAGTCCTTCCGCTCTAAACGTATCTCGCTGTGATTGCGTAGCCTGATGGACCGCACCAAGCGCCCTCGAACCAGAACCAACGCTTGAGCTTGCCTCAACCGTCAGCGTCTGTCCGTTCACGCATTTGGAAATCTCATCATTGCACATCCTGTTGAATCGTTCATACGCCTCTGAGTTGGAAAGACCTTGCTTTGCTTCGGCGTAGATGACTTCAAAGTTGTCGGGTATGCGTCCATAGTTACCATTGCGAATCATCTGGGCGACAGACAGGGCTTCGTTCTTTAAAGCCTGATTTGCCCCTGCCGGGTGTTTCACAATCGGGATCGAACTCGCACCGGTCTCAAGATTCTGCATCCAGAACTTTGTGACGGTTTTCTTGAACAACCACATCCAATAAATTGATTGAAGAAGCGCATCACCGAAAGGATTATCCCACTGTGCAGAAACGCGGTGAACGATGAACTTCTTATCCTCCGTTGGCACTCCAATCCAGGGTTGCTCGGTGTTCCTTATCTTGAGTGAACGATTAACCGCGTCGAACTGGAATCGTCGCTGTGTTCTGTTGAGCAATCTTTCAGGAACAATCTTTCCATCCTTGTTTATTCCCCACATAATCTCTGTCGCCGAGAATCCCATGCCGAGAGCGTCCATAAGATCGTAAAGGTGCTGAGGTAGGAATCCTATATCTTTCAGAGCGTTTTTTACAAAGTCTGCAATCTCTTGATTCCTTGGGTCAGTCTTAGCCTTTCCGCGCTTTGGTCTCTTTACTGTCTTTGGGATAAATGGCACAATATCCCATTTCATCCCGGCCACGTTCAGCTTTGCACTTGACAGAACCGCACTTACATGAGGATCGCGCTGAACCTCGGCATACATATCATACCACCATAACTCTTTCCAACGTTCAAACTGTCCCACGCGGTCGAAGTTAATAAAGATACCCTGTCCCGGCTGTGGGTTGTTAATGTTGACCGCACCAACCCATTGACGGATGTAATCATCCCACATGTTAGCCGTCTCGTTTTGCATCGTCCTACGCAAGTCCGCAAACTCAGGAATAGCTTGTGACGAGTTTCTAATCTGTGCCTTGGTGATGCGCTTACCCATTGCCATTGGCCTTATCAATTAACTTTAGATTATTCGGGTATCTGCTGCACGTTTCAGTGTGCCTCTCGATATACCAAAATTCCTTTTGTTCCGGGTCTTTCGGTTGCTTCTGCTGGATCATCTTGCACTCAGAACAGATCATATCCTTAGGCTCGGCCCAAGATGGAAAGTCCATTAATAGTTCCTCGATGTTTGAATGAACTCCATTTCAGGAAGATAGACCTCGTTAGGCGTTTCCATCGTAAATACGCTCTTGTGCGGGTTTCCCCAGTGTGTGTAAATGGGGTATCTCGCAGCATCCGGCCCATGACTGAAAGTGTGAGCCGGTTCATCAAGTATTTTTCCGTTTTTGTCCATCTTCCACTTGTAATTTTTCCAATCCCGTATGAGATTCAAACTTGAGGCCGTTATCCATACCTTGTATGCTTTTATCGCTTCAATGCCAAAAAGAACAGATCCTTTTTCCTTGTTCGATGGCTTGATATTCCAGCCGTTAGAATGAATGTCCGCTATCGTCTCGGGATCTTCACTGTCGGCATAGATTTCTGTCCCACGCTTACCAACAAGGCCCGGCATGCGGTTAATCAACTCAGACCGCATTAGCTCACGTTCATACACCAACTCGTGTAGAAAAATCTCTTTTCCACGTTTACCGAGCTTGAGAAATACTTTCGGATCGTTAAAGCCAAAGTCCATTCCATAAATAACCTCATCGCAATTTGTAGGGAACTCATCGCAAGTGTCCCAATTCGTGAAAATAATCTCTCGCCGCCGTCCGATAAGACCAAGGCCATATACTTGCCAATAGTCCGGGTCTTCACTTTCAAGTCTTTTAATCTCATCAATAACCGGTTGGGCATTAAATGGATTGTCAAGAAATGTCGAATCAATGCGTAAAGCGTCATCCCTTTGCTCAATGTCGTAAACCCAGCTCTCTTCATCGGATGGGTTGTAATCCATGAAGATTTTTCCGGTCGTTCGCATTGAGATTTGTCGGAAGTCTTCCAATGTGAGTTCGTTGACTTCGTTGAGCAAGATATGGTCTCGCTTTCGTCCCCTGACCTTCTGAGCGTTGTCAATGGAATAGAAGTTGAACGTGTTTCCCCTGAATGAATAAGTAAGCTCGGACATGTTATGATTTTTCTCATCATACAGGCCAAGAGATTTGATAATGTCGAGAAAGTCTTTGTAGGCCGTTGTTCTGAGGGCCGGAAGTGTTTTACGAACGATGTCAAACTCAAGTCCGGTTCTCTCAAAGCACAACGTAATGAATAATTGAAGGATGGAATACGTCTTACTTGATCGGCCACCGCCTCGGTTTGAAATAATTCTCTTTTCCGATTGAAACGCATCATGATTCCTTTTGTAAACCGTTGATGCCTTAAGCCTGAGCTTCTTTTTGTCCGGCAATGATTTCAACGATTAACCCATCGAATAGTGATTTCCCGTTCGGACCGCCAACCTCAACCTTGTCTCGCCATTGTTCCGGTTGACGGTTCTTGAGCCAAAATATCTGAGCTGTTACGTCCGGAATAAAGTGCTTCACGTATGGCGTTTCAGTTACTAACCCTTGGTAGCTTGAGAAATAAATATCTCCATGATCATAACCAGTTGCACGCTTATACAGAGATTCAATAACTTTAGAATCTGCCTTGTCCTTTCCCTTTTTAAGGGCTAAAAGGAATCTCTCATCATCCTTCCAGTTGTTGATTGTTTGCTCGGTAACACCAAGTATTTTACCAATTTGAGTGTCAATAGCACCAAGCGCAGCGATCTCTTCGACCTTTTCAAGATCAAGGGGTATTGCGGCTAATTTCTCTTCAACTGTTGTTTTCTTGCGTCCCATTGCTTCCCATATAAACGAAAAGCCAGTGGTGTCATAGCGTTGATTGGCTATGTCCTACTGGCTTACTGATTCACTCAAAAAGTGAACGTTGGCTGTGCTATGTAATTAGATTATACTTTCCTTGATTCCTTCAATCGTTTCATTTTCCTATTAGCAAGATAGCATGAAAATTCGAGTATAGCAAGCGTTGTCATTATTCCGAGTCCGTAACCACACCAAAAATGTAGATTGAGCTCGGTCACTTCTTCTTATGCCTTTACCATGATCAATCTTCCCTCATTCAACATCACCACTTTGTAAGTCCTGTTAATGAATCGAACCAGGATAACATCTCCAGGCATTGCAGACAGAATGTTGACATTAATCGGGAGTGATTCTGTCTTGATCGTTTGATCGCCCGTTGAGATTGAAGCTGAGATCATTTTTTCTCTTCACCTCCATATGCAATTAAAACATTTTTCGTTTGAGATTAGACATTCTTTGCCCTTGGAGCTTCGATAATGATCGGATATTTAATTTTCGGGATGAACGATCTGCGGATTGCACGGTAATAAATTGCGGGACGGGTCATGATTGTCTTTAGGTAATAATTTTTCAGATTACGCCAGAATAAAATCATGTGTAAAAATAAAAAACAGTTTAATAAAAGTCAATACCCATTTTCAAAAACTATTCCCTCCACTGATAAAACTGCACTTTCTCGGCAGTAACTTCTTTTCCTGTTCCTTGTCGCGTTTAGCCTTAGCGTC